GGAGCGTCGAAAGAACCTTCTGTTGTTCTTGCAAATGTTGAAGTTGTAGCAGATTGTAGAATAGTAAGAGCTTCTGGTGAAACTACGATGTAGTTACCTGCGCCTCTTCTTGTTCTAGCCGCGATTCTGTTAGCACTTCTGTTGATTTCGATTGCTAAAAGAGCATGTCTATCACCAACGAAAGTTGGAGTGTAGTCACTGCTGATTGTGCCGAAGTCAAGAGTTGTACCTGCGCCTGCTAAAGATCTTAATGAACCGATAATTTCTTGGTCGATTTCAACTACGATCTCTTGTGCAAGTGCTTGCATGATTTCTGCTTCTACATCAAGACCGTGCATTGCTTCAGCGTCTTGTGCCGCTTCGAATGTCCATCTTGCTGATAAACGTCTTGTTTTTGCTTCAACTGTTTGCTTCAAGATTTGAATACTCATTTTCTTACCTGGAGTACCTTCTGCTGTTGCAGTTGCATCTGGGCTACCTGAGTATGCTGTAGCAATCTTGAATGGGCTTAAAGCCTCATCACCTGGGTTCACGCCACTTGCAGATTCTGCGTAACGTGTTCTCAAAGTGTGAATTTGTCCTACTGGACCAGTCATTGGCTGAACGCCAACTAGTTCGTTTGCGATCACGGAAGGCATAACCCTTCTGATCAAAGGTAACATAACCTTGTTTAATGTAGCAACGTTGCCAGCCTGTGTTGCACCACTTGATGCTGATTCCTGAAGATGCTTTTTAGTATTTTCTAGGACTACGTCTAAAGTGCTTTTTCTGGAACCACTTAAACCTTCAAGAAGTGCGTCCTTTGTTGCTGACCAATTGCTTTCAAATAATTCTGCCATCTTTATTCTCCTAATTTGAAAGTCCGGCTAATTTACGGATTTGGTTGATTTCAACCACGTCCTGTTCATCTTCAGATGAAGGCTGAACGTTTTTATTACCAGTGTGTTCTTGTCTCACTGATTCTGTCAATGGTTTTCTTTCCTCTCTAGTAACAGACTCGCCATCTAATACAGATGGGAGGTACTTGTTGAATTGCTTCTCTAAGTTTTCTGTCTTAACACTTTCGAGTAAATCAACCATCAATTCTTTTTTTGCTTTTGATAAAGGTTTGAGTAACTCATCAAGTTTTTCCTTACGGTCCATCTTGTCTTTTGCAACTCTTAATTTGCTTTCTGTAAGTTTCACTGCTTCTGCATTTGCTTCTGCTTGTGCTTTACTTTCTGCTAATTCTTTCTTTACATCAGCGACTTGTTTTTGCAAATCTTTTACTTCTGAGCTTTCGTTCAAGTAACTTGATCTATACTCATTGGCAAATGATTCAAATATTCTACGACCAAAATCGTTTTCTCTTGCGGCTGTGATATCGTCTCTAAATTGTGCAACATTCTCTTTTACGATCTTGTTTACAACTGTTTCGACTTTGTCAGCGGCTCTTTGAATAAAGTCTTTCTTAGATTCAGCAAGTTGTTTCTTGCCTTCTCTGATCATTTTGACTTTTTGTTCAACTAGCTCTTGCTTGTCTGCATGAAACTCTTTTAATTCTGTTGCTAATTGCTCAACAACAAAATCATCCAACTTCTCAACATGTGATTTCACATTTGATCTGTCGGCTCTGAGCTCTTTAACTTCTTTAGCAAGTTGTTCTGCTACAAACTTATCAAGTTTTTTAGCATGTTCGCTAACAGCCTTTTTGTAAGCAACTCTTTCATTAGCAACTGCTTTTTTATCTTCTGCAAGTTCTGCAATTTCTGCTTCTACTCGCTGTTTGATAAAACCGTCAACTGCTTCAACAATTAAGCCTTTGTCATGCTCATATCTTTGAGCAAACTCTTCTCTTAATTCTGCTGTAAGTTCCTCACGGGCTTCGGCAAGACGACTCTCCCAGGCCTCAACGATACTAGAACGAACTTCTTCGTTAATATCGCTAGACTCGATAAGGTCTTTAAAATTTACTGCCATAGTAGTCTCCTACCTCAATTTTAGTTCGTTAATAAAATTAACGATTTGTTTACTTAGGTGCTTTTCTGCACTTTTATCGTGTGTATAGTCTTTGGCAACATCATAAATCATGCTACCACCACGCATATTAAATAAAGACTCATAAATGGTCTTTGGATAGGCGTCCGGGGCACTTGGTTGGGCAACTATATCAACAGTAACAATATCAAAGTCGGATACTTTTCCGCTTTCATTAACGTTACCGCTCCCTCTACTAGATACTCCAAGTTTTGCACCTGCTTTAAGTAAAGCCTTTGCAATATTCCCCATTGGTGTATCAATTATTTTTAATTTACCTAGACCATCTGAGCCATTGCATTGCATTTCTGTAATGATATGGCTCACTCTGTCTAAGTTAATTTGTAGTTCTTCTGGATGGTCTAATTCGCCCATCACAGTTTCACCTTTTTGTAACCTTGTAGTTACGTTTTCAACAGCACGTTGTATTTCATCCTTTGGATAAACTCTTCCATTCTGGTTCTTTACATCACCTTGAATAAAAAGTCCTTGCATAAAAAGGTCTTTTCCGTCATTAGATTCGAGTAACTCGATTCTATTGGCTTCCGGTCCTAAATATTCATATAACTTACGCACTATCAAAAACTCCTAGTAACTAATTAAGCCTTTTTAGGCTCAACTTTTAGATTGGATGACGCACCGCTGTCGCTTGGGTTAAC